TGCCCCGCATAGCAGCTTCCTAGGAGGAAACTACCATTCGGTGAAGGTCCGGGATAAGCAAATGATTTGCATCCCAAACCGAGCGATTGCTCGGCCCCTCGCGGTCATTCGACCGCGACCCACCTACGCTTCAGTGCCAGGGCGTAGGACCTCGGTGACTTGAGCAAGTGCTCTTCGTCATTGGCATTGAACTCCCAAGTTCTGGACGATGAAGTCCGGAGCCATGGAAGATCGCAATTGCCAATGAGTCGGAAACACTTTGCCAGCGCCGCGTCCCCATCTAAGGGGTCGTCGTCACTCGGTGAAACGCAGACCCACAGGAGCTTTTCAGCTCGCTGGAGGGCTTTGTTCCAACGCCGGAGAGGTTGGACCTGGCTAGGTCCTTCCCATCCGATGGCAGCGGAGTCATGGGGCACATGGGGCAAATGGCCCAAGTGCGCTTCGACCACTCCCCGGAGGTAGGTCGCGGCTGCGGGATAATCAGTGAGAAGCTGATTAGCCGTAGCCAAGCATGACACCAACGCGCTCGCATCACTGCGATCTGAGGGAAAGTCACGACGAAGGTAAACGGGTGTAACCCGTTGCCCCGCGTAACAGTCCTCGCCACAAGACTCCCTGAACTTACCAGTCCAGAAAGACTTGTTGCGGTTCACCTTGAAGCTTAAAGCTTCAAGGCCTGAACAGATCGCAGACGCCTCGTCTGCGGGAACGATTAAATCGTCCCCATAGACGTACACGGAACGCCCATATTCATGGACGTTCCGCGCTGTCGGGAACTTCCCTGCCCACCACAATCGGGTCGCAATGATGCTCACAAAGAACACCAGCGACTCGACCGGGAAGCAGAGAGCGGAACCCATCGACGCAAACTTCTGAAGGGTACAAATTGTACCATCCGGAAGTTTGGCCCTTGATGAGCGTGCTGCAAGGGCCCATTGTAGAAACAATGGGGATTCCTTAAAGCACGTCTCAAAATGGGCTAGATGCACCCGGTCGCTGGCTTCTGACATGTCCAACGTAGCGAAATCTTCGCTAGCTGAGCCTGTCAGGGCCATTGCTTGGTTCACCGATTGGTCACGGAAATTAACGTGACCAGCAGTGAAGGACGAGTTCTCAAGCTCGTCCACAAGCAGCCGCTTCAGACCCTGTTGTGCATATTGCATGACAACAGGTTCCACAGCGATCACTCGGGGTGCCTTCAACGTCTTAGGAACGAACACAACCCTTACGGGGGGTTCGTCCACGGGCTCGAGAACCCTTGGTTCAAGGAACTCTTCTTCGGGTGTTGGCTCGCTTTGCGAGGCACGACCGAAACGGCGGTGGGTAAAACCAACCTCCTCGAGTCTCCGAGTCCAAGTTCGGAACCGCCATTTCTGGTTACCAGAAATGCGTTCCTGAGTCGCGCGAGGGCCATGTTTCGGTTGGATGCCGGCAGTGATGCCGTCATCCAGGTGCAGAGACGAGCAGATAATATCTGCAACGTAACTGAACCACTGAAACAATTGAATCCCTCTGTCAACGACAAGTTCTCTGTCGCACTGCAAAAACGCTTCTGTTGCGTGAACGACGCGCTCCTTCGAGCACGGACGTTCAACTTTCTTGCACATCAGGCAAATTTGCCTGATGGCTCGAATGCAATCAACAGAAGGCCTCTGCAGCAGCATCCCTTGAGTGTCGAACACCTGAGACAAGAGACCCTGCAGAAATGCAGGTCCTCCGTGCTTCGTCTTCCGGAAGGAAGAAAAAGCACCAGGGCTCAACCGACCATCGGCAAGGCTTCTTTCGAAGTCCTTGGCGTACGTCGGAAGGGCGATGGTTAAAAATCCATCGCCCTCGTGTTCGACCCTACGATGTAACGTTTGAACGTCACGTCGCAGGTCGGCGCCGCACTTCCTGCTTACATCAGTAAGCAGGGACTCCAGAAGGCCTACAAGGCTTTTCACCGTGACCTCCTTTTTGAAAAGGGGGAATACGGTCCAGGATGTTTGCAATCCCAGTACCTTCTAGACCTACCCCTGAACAGGGGTCCGGACTTCTCAGGTCTCGCCATTGGCGAGCTTGAGAATGTTACCCGAGGTGAGCCACGCGACGAGGGCATTGCCCAACGCCTGCGCGTCCGCCGCGGTGTAACCAGAGACGGGAAAATCCAACGTGAACGTCGCGGTCATGCTCGCCAGAATGTTCTGGGCGGGCTTGATCGGATCGGTCGCGAAGGCATCTCGCCTCAGCCGGGCGACGGCGCGATTCCGGGCCTTGAACTGATGCGACAGGGTGAGATCATAGATCACACCGGTGTCGTTCAGTTTGTACTCGGAAAGTTCAGCCGTCCTGCCAATGGCAGGAAGGCTCTTCGCGACCGTCGCATAGGTCACGGACTGGGGGTCTGCAAACATGTCGGCGTATCCTGAAGGATTATGTGTAAAAGTCTCTCACGAGACTTTTGGCACTCGGCTGAGGCCGAGTGCAGCCAGGACCGCAAGTTGGCTGACCGATAGATCGGTCAATCCCTTGAGGTCCCTTCCAAACGGATCGTACCCGCCGGTCCGAATCTTCTTCTCAACCTTTAGGGTTGATTTGAAGGCGCGGTTGCAGCCATCAGTGTGTTTGTACAGGCCAGGCCCGACATACACATCAACAGGCGGCATCGTTACATGGGCACGGTACTCAACCTCGTTGAGAGTGTTGAGCATCGTGAAACCATATAACTGGACGAGTCCGTCGACTGCATTTGGGCTCAGTGACTCATAAAGGTCACCAAGATCCACAAACCAGTCGGTGAACCAGGTCCAAGGCATCGCGTGCCACAAAGCTCCGGGAGTAGGTAACGCCCCAAGCAATGCGAGGAATGCCTTAGCCCTCCAGACGAGAGAATTGGTATCTGGAATCCAGTAGCGGTAAGCTGCTGAATACCAGGCCCTCCTCCTCGTTCTGGTGGTCGTTGTGCACGACGTAACTCCTGCAAAGAAGTTAGGTGGTGCACCGAACACGTTCGCATAGGGATAAGGATAATCCTGCCCTGTCTGCGTAACGGTTCGCTCGTCAAAGAGCTTCGCCTTTCTGTGGATCTTACGACCATTCTCGCGAATGATCTTATCGATCGACGCTTGCATACCCTGCATAGCTCTAAAGAGCTTACGCAGATCACGCAAGAAAGGCGCCCAGCCAAAGACGACATTAAGGTACTGTTTTCCCGCTACTCTTGCGAGGCGGTCAAAACTACCCAATGCCGCTCTGACTCGTCCTGGGATGTCTCCGAATGGAATGTGCAAGGGGAAACCCCGAGCATCAGTTCCATAAGGAAACAATCTCCCTATTCCTAGGGGGATGGACGGGAGCCCATCTGCATACGTCTCCTTAGAGGCGACGAATGCATCTGCGACCGGGTTCCCCGGTCGTGTCTTGTTGTAGCCGCTGAGACTGTATTGAACAGCATCAGCTAAAGCTACAGCCTTGACAGGCAAGGGCATGGACTGTTGGGTGCTGGTTGCAGGTATAACCCCTCCCGGGGAATACGAGCCGCCAGAACCAAACTGTTCATGTCGGAGGACCTTGAATCCATCGTGAGTCAACGACTCCTTATGGACGTATAGGCCCCCACCGCCACTCCAGGCCCCAGAGCGGAGCCTCTTGTGACCCTCTGAGACGAGAAGACCCTCGTAGACGTGGCCCCAGACATGCGTCGGTGTGAACCCTGGGTTCAGACAAACATTGTCCTGACGGGTAAACTTTATTCTAGGAATAAAGGTCCCGTTAGCAATGTCTGAAGGAAACAGGGGTCGCCTTGGCGGTGTCCGGCCACCGGACGCAAGCGTACCATTAGCCGAAGAGGAACGCGAAAGATCCTTCCACTTAGGGGGCACGGGATCCTGAATCAGCGGCACTTTATGGTGCAGCCTATCAAGGAGCTCATGCTTACCCAACGGTGGAGGTTTCTTATGCCTCCTCTTCCTCTTATGGTAATGCTTGCGTTTCACGAGACGGTTCTCCGTTTGGAGGTAAAGAGGTAAAGCGTGTAACGAACACGCTCGGCGGGCGCCTTAGGGCGC